CCCAGTTTTTCAGTTTTACCTGAAACGTTATTACATAATATTTGTAACCAAAGTACGACGATAGTACTGGTTGCTGTTTGCAGTAAGCGCACCTTGAGTTGTTGCAGCAGAACCGTCAGCGAATGGGTTTGATACCATGCCGTAACGAGTCTTGAAGCCGATCTTTGGTTGGAAGTTGTCTTGTCCAACGGCACGAACCATTTGTAGAGGAACGTAAGGGCAGTAGAATAGACCAGCGTCGAATGCTGATGTACCTTTGTATCCAACAACCATGTAGTTACCACCTGAGTATGGGTCGATATAGACTTTATACTTACCATTCAAGATACCAGCAAAGGTGTTGCCAGTGTCGTCAATTTGTAGGCTGTTGGTAAGTGCAGGAGTGTAGTCAAGAACACCAGCCATCTGTAGTGCAGACGCAACGTCTGAAGAACACATGATGATGTTACCACGTCCACGACGAGTAGACTTGGCGATTTGGTTAGCTTCACGTTCAACTTGGAACATAAGACCCTTGAACTTTTCAACTGACCAACGACCATTTGAGTCAACGTCAAGGTCGAAAGTACCAGCAGTTGCAGTACCAGTGTTAGCACCACGAACAGCGGTGTTGTAGATGGTACGAATAACTTCACGGTTGATTTCTGCAAGCACTTCAGTTTGAAGAATGTTTGCAAGTTCTGTCTCAGCGTCAAGACCATGAATTGCCTTCAAGTCTTGTGCAAGTTCAGTGGTGTATTCTGCCTTTAGAGCACGTGACTTAGCGGTCACGGACACTTTTTCAAGTGAGAAGCCCATTTGTGCGAACGGAGTACCACCACTGTCACCAAGTGCTTCAGCAGATGAGGTTGACATTCCAGTACCAGTGTTTGCAGTCGCAGCAGTACCAGTTGAACTGGCCATTGTGCCTGTACCAGAGAACGCATCGTTAACTTCGCTGTAGAAAGATTCACCAGTGAAGGCAGAAGTGTTTGCGTATTGTGGACGCATAGCGAAGATCAAACCAGTTGGGCCAGTCATTGGCTGAACACCAGCAACGTCATAAGCAATTAGGTTAGGCATCGCACGGCGAACTAGAGAGATAAGAACTGGATCGTATCCCTTTACAGAACCACCAAGGTCGGCCGAACCGTTAAGTGGTGATTCGTTTAGTAGTGATGTGGTGTTCCAAGAATTATTATCTTGAAGTGCCTTTTCTGTGTTTTCTAGAAGCTGAGCAATGATAGCACGCTTGGTGTGGCTTTCGATCTTTGGAAGATCAGCGTGCTCCAGAATTGGCTTCCACTTTTCGTTTAATGATTCAATAGACATTGGATTTTTCTCCTTTGGGGTTTCTTATAATCTTATTTATAAAATTATGATTTTCTAAGGGTTTTAGAAAGTGCTTGAGCGTATAAAGCGATTTGAGGATCTGTCACTACAGTTTCTTCATCAAGACCAATTGGATCAAGATTGTCACCACGTGATTCTCTTAGAACAGACTTGCCACCAAAGTATTGTTCTTTGATGATCTGAACTTTACGCTCGAATTCTTTTGAATCGTTAAATTCAACACCCTCTGCAAGTGTGTGCAACTTTTCTGCTTGAGTATCAGTTAGACCCTTTGAATAACTTTCAAGGATATCTTTAGCCTTATAAGCTTCTAGTTGTTTACGAAGTTCAATGGTTTCGTTAATAGCTTCATTAAGAGACTCATCTTTGAATTCAAGTTCTTCGGCCATTTCAGCAACAACATCAACTTCATCTTCAGGAACATTGATAGTATGTTCAATGAATAGATCACGTAGGCCATCAATGAACGCTTCTGCGACTTCCGCACGAATACCACGATCAATAGCAACTTGATTTTCTTCCATCCACTGCTCAACCACATAGTCGAGATATGCGTCTACCTTTTCGGTTAGTTCTGCAGCAATTGACGCAACTTCTTCATCAAGCTTAGCAGCGTATTCTTCTTCAAGTGCAGCAACTTCTTCTTGGATCTTAGCGTTCACGACTGTTTCAAAAATGACCGAAGCCTTTTCTTTGAAGTCTTCTGATAGGTCTGAACCAGCGAAGATTTCACTTACCGACTCACCAACAGTCTTGTCTCCACGACGAGCTGGGGTCTTTTTGATTGATGATACTGGATTGTCGATAAGGTCAGTAGGTGTTCCGTCTTGTCCCGGTGTTGACACTTTATTTCCCATATCTTTTTCGCCGTTTCCAGTTTTGTCTGCTGAACGCTTCTTATCAGTTCCACCAGCTGGTGTGACGGGATCGTAAACTTCTGAGTCTTGCTTGTCAATGTCATTTTGACCAGACGCTCTGAACTCATCAAGCTGCTTAATGTCTTTAATATTCATAGATTTTACTCCTTTGGATGGATTATGCTTTTATTTATATTTTTGTATTATTAAGTAAGAGACTTTAAGAATGAATCAAATAGACGTATCGCATTCTCTTCTAATTGACGGGTTGACATGCCCTTGGTCTCTTCATGAATACGATCAAGGTTGTTTTGAGCCTGCCATGAACCAGATGCAACATCATAGATCCATTCAACGCCTTCCATAATTCCACGAACAAAAGCGCCAGGAGCTGATGGGTCAGCGACGATATCGCCTGCTGTTGCCAACATAAAGTCCTCTTGGACTTCCATGATACCTTGTTTGTTTGGCTTCAGTGATCCCATTCCACGAGAAGAGACACCAAGCTGTGCGCCTTCGTCCATAAGATTTTTTACCACTTTACCCATAGGGGTGTCCATGATCTTTGCTTTACCCACAAAGTTAGAACCTTCTTGTTTTAAATCGGTGATCATATGTGATACACGATCAAGGTTGATGGTTGGGCCATCAGGATGACCTAGTTCACCAAATGCTCTTTTCTTTTGAACATATTGTTCGTTGTAACGACCAACTTCTTTAGCGAGCACTGATGCGGGATACATACGACCATTACGATTCTTAAGATCGCCTTGCATGAAGATGCCTTCAATGAAGTGATGCTTTTGACCGTTCTCAGAAGCTTCTGAAAGATAAGAAACAGATTCGTTTACTTCGCAGATGAGTATCATTTGTTATCTCCAAGCCAACGGGGTACATAGAAGGGCCACATTGGCGCTAACTGTTTCGTCGTAGTTTTTAACAAGAGTTTCTACACCGCCTGCAGCCATGGTCATAGTACCAATTGTAGTACCATTAGCATAGGCTGTCGTAACCAAAGTGACGTTTGGAGCGTAGACTCTAATAAGATTAGCATTTGATACGGTGTTAGCGGTCGTAACCGATATCTGTGAACCAATCATTTTTAATGGAATATCAGCCATTATACTTCCTTTGCGAATGCTAGAATCTCATCAAAACTATCTGAGTCAGACATTAACTTTTCTTCCATCTTAGACTTGTTTGACGAGTTTAGTTGATTGAATAGGGAGTTAAGTGATTCGGCAGATTCTTTGGTAAGAGTGACTGTGGATCCGTCATGTAGTTTCATTGCGCCGGCTTTGAAAGCTTCGTCAAGATCGACTGATTCTTTGATCTTTGCGGAAATCGTTTTACGGCGCTTCAATAGATACTGATCTGACTTAGTGTTCTTCTTACCGTCATTGTCAATGTCACCATCTTCTCTACCAACAGGATCAAGAGCTTCTTTCATCGCATTCTTAGTTGCAGTCGCATACATAACAGACTTCCAACGATCACCGTAACGATCCTTGAATCCCTGTGTATTCTTCTTCATGCTCTTGACGATGTTCTCACGCTTTGCAGTCTCGGCGTCAGACATAGTCTCTTCTGGAAGATTCGGTCTTTTAGATTCTAGATTGCCAATAGAAACCTCACGTCTGACGTTTCCAGTTTTATCACCTCTATCGTCTCTAATGTCACCTTTATGAAGAATTTTCATATTAACTGTATGACCATTATCATTTTTATATTTTACATTATGTCCATTAACCGATTTATCTTTTGCGACATTCGGATTGCTCAAATGATCCATTGTTCCACTTTTCATGCCGCCAACACCATCTCTTGTCTGGAATTGTGGCTTATAACCTGCTTTAGTCAATGTGCGATGAAGATCACCTACAGCACTTTTGTGTTCTGAATCTGTAGTAGTGACTCTTTTGTCAGTCAATGCTTCATCAAGTTCATACGATTCTTTCATCTTATCCCAAGGAGCCTTAGGTAGAGTGACTTTCTTCTTTGGTGATTTGTCTAATTCGGCAGAAATTCTGCCAGCCTTATCACCGTATTCTCTTTCGTCATTACTTGCGACAGCCGAAATCTTACCAGCGTGTTTAGTGGCTTCTTTTACGGTTGGAATGTTCTTGATACCATGCTTTTCCCAATCTGGATGTCCAGACTTTGTGAAATGCTTGACATTTGGGAATGTCTTCATGGTTTCTTTTTTGGTCTTCTCAGCGTCAGTCTCTTCATAAACAGAATTGTCTTCGCCTTCTTTGTACGAAGCACCTTTGCTGTGATCTTTTTTAATCTTCTTGGCAGTAAACTGATCTTCAGCGTCAACTGGATAGTCGATCTTCTGTACTGTATGTTTATCAATGAAGTTCTTAGTTCTGCCCGGCAGAGGATTAACATCTGACGTAGCTTCTTTGATGATATCCTTAAGTGTTTTCATCGTCGTATTCCTCTGTATCTGAGTTGTCTAAATCTTCATCAGGCTCAACGTCTTCTTCGGCGGAACCATATATACCTTGCGCTATTTGGTCTCTACGAGATTCAAGAGCTGCCATTAACTTATCCTTGATAGCATTATTGAAAGCGCCTGCAACCGCAGTTGGCTCTTGATCAAACGATGCTTTGATGATATCTTCTACTGACATTTTAAATTCCTTTTCAATATTTATTTATTTAACTATTTTAATGGGGGTTGCCTGTTGTGGTTCAGGTTCAGGTGGTGGCTCATTCTTTGCTTCTTCTTCGATTTCTTTATCAATTTCTTCAATGTCTTCATCTGACTGTTGAAGAATGTTCTTTCTGACCCACGTCTTAGAATAGTATTGTCCAACATAGTCGTTAATAGCTTGAAGAGTTTGCATTCTTTGACTTAGAATCTCTTGCTCTTTTAGTTCTTCAAAGTGGTTATCTTCTTGGTAGTCGTATTTGATATTGTCTTTAAGGTCTTGCCATTCTTCAATAGTCATGATATTCTTTAAGACTACTTGCTTCTCAAGAATCTCATCAAATAACATAGAGAAACGAGCACGAAGTCTACGAATGAATTTGTTGAACTTGACCTCATCACGACTGATTTCATTCGATCTGCCAAGTGAAAACCCCGTCTCAGTTTCCATACGACTGATAGGAACATTCAAGGCCTTGAACAAACTCTTTTGGAAATAAATAACGTCATCCATTTCACCTAAGTTTTGCCCGCCAGGAAGTGTGGTAATCTCAGTTCCACGTTCACCATTTCTACGAGCCATCCAAAAGTCTTCAAGCATCGTCATGTGTTTACGGTCGTCACGTACCTCACCTGTAGTAGCATCATACACCAAACGATTCTTGTGTTTCGTCATCATCTCACGAAGATACTGTTCAGCCTTGATCTTTGGTAGATTACCAACATCCACATAAAAAATACGGCGTTCAGGCGCACGAGCCAAACGATATATCACAGATGCATCTTCAAGCATTCTAAGTTGGTTCAAAGGCTTGATAGCCTTGTGTAGGTTCGATAATACCAATGTGTTCGTCTCATTCACAAGACCAGAGGTAATTTCAATAATAGAGTCTTTGGCAATACGAACACCTTTGGCACTATCGTTTGCAGTAAGACCACTATTCTTTGCAACAAATCCTTTATCGTTGAAGATATAGTATTCGTTCTTAGTGCGAATCAAAGTAGTATCAGCGTTTTGGTCTCTGTCCTTAACAATCTCACGAATTTTTCTAAGTTTGCGAGGATCAATGTAACGAAGTTCTTGAATTCCGGCTTTGATATCTTTCTCATCAATAACAGCGTGAAACTTCAAACGACCGTCAACATAAAATCGTTGAAATATGTCATAACCTCTATTAGAGAAGTCAAGTAGTTTTAATACTTCGGCAAACTCATCAACCAATCTCTTTTTGATGTTAGCGGATAGTTTAGTATTATCAAGATTGAGTTCAATTACTTTTTCGTCTTTTGAAACAACAATAGCTTCATTAACAATATCGGCAATGGCCAAAGCGACTTCAGGGTGCAATTCCATTTGACGGTATTTGGTAATGATTTCAGCTTCGTTCTTAGCTGTACCTTCAACATCAAGAAAAGTGCCATAAGCACCACCAGTAACACCAGCGGACGAAACAGTGGTAGCACCATCGTCCTCATCTTTTTCGACGAAAGATTTTAGATCCCTATCATCTTTTTTCTTGATTTCAAAACCAAATAACTGCATCACAACTCCTGAGTATTAAACAAATGGGGAAAGAAGCGAATCTCTCCCCACCATATGTTTATATTTATGCGCCTGTTGGCACACTATTTGTGATACCATCTACAGTCCATAAATCATATTTCCAAGTAACAGTATAAGTTTCAATACTGTCTGTTGAGTTCCAATCCATTTGGATGTCACTCAATAGTGTTGGGAAAAGACCCTCGAACTTATACTCACGAATTGGAACACCAGTTTTAGAATACTGAGTTACAGTTGCTTGTGACTTATATTCGGCTGGTGAAGAAGTGGCAGTCAGTCTTAAATTACCTGTATGACTGTTGATCGTATTCATCCAATTTTCTATACTATTACGAATGCTAAAATCTTCGTCGTTAAACACCGAAACAGACCATTCTGAAAATGTTCTATCGCCAGCAAGTTGGATCTTTCTGCCCATGTACGGAACTTCAAAGAATCCTAGTTGCGATGGTGGTAGAGTTGTCGCATGAACCATGAACGGGACTTTGAAATCCGCATTTGAGTTGATTGGGTTTGTGATCACTACTTGGAATAGTGTAGGCTTAGCGCCTCCACCAACTAATTGAGATTTCATCTCGTTTATATTAAAAACCATTTATTTTCTCCTTTACTATCTATTACACTTGGCCGATGATTTCATTGAATGATACGCCAGTGCCAACTGCAACAAAATTAAGTTGGATATAATTGATGGAACGTGCAGGCTTAATATAGATGTCGCCGACGAATTGATTTGAGTCGATTACTTGCGGAGTGTTGTTGGTATCGTCACACACGACTTTGAAGTCATAGATGCCACGACGACCTTGAACGTCACGAAGGTATGGCTCGATCATGTTTCTGAACTGAGCACGGGTGAACGCATCATTGAACTCGAATAGAGTTGATCTTGATGCCATCGCAATCGCTTTTTCAAGAACAATGAATAGACGACGAACGTTGATACGATCAAATGCACTACCATCACCGATCAAAGTTT